CTTGCGGTTTCCCCTACGGTTCTCCTTGTAACTTGGGAGTATCTCATTCCTCCAGTTCTTTGAGTCAGTCAGGATGAGCATTACCTCATCTGCGCTCAGGAGATCGGTATACGATTCGATGAGGTTTTCAATGTTGGCAATGACCTCATTGGCATCTGCGTGAAGCGTCCAGAGGGTGTCGTCCCAGTTGACTGGTGTCTCCGCAATGACGCTCTGCTGGTAAGCTAGAACGTCTCCGTCGATGAGTAGTGTTCGTTTCATTTTGTTTTTGGTTTTTGGTTTAGTGTGATTTCTTTTTGTCAGCTCTTAGAGCCTGATTGAGTTTGTTAAGAGTCAGGCACATCTTAGCCTGTTTTTTCTTCTCGTGCAGGAACTCCACCGTGTGTTCCAACACCATGATAGCCGCTGCTCGTTGGTAAGCTAAGCGATATACAGTTCTATCTTTTTTGGTTTTCCTGTTGAGAGGCTTTACGGTTCCTCCAAAATGCTTGGAGACAAACCTCAAGGGTTCAGGGTTACAAGTGTCTATCTTTAGCTCTGGGTAGCCACACCAGTAGCCGATACAGGCTTCTCCGTCCAGATACCCTGCGATGTAGGCAAAAGCCTCACGGGGTGAGTTAAGTTTAGCCATGTGTGTTAGTGTGTCTCAGCCCAGTTGTTGCCGATACGATACTCCCCGTCAAGCGGACAGCGGAACTTGAAGAAGTCTCCAGCCTCTCTGATAGACTGGACTGCAAGCTCACCGAGATGTGATGCTTGATGCTCCTTAACTTCAAGCTGCCACTCATCGTGGACATTCAGGACAAAGTGAGCAGTGTAGGCCCATTCTGTGATCTTCTTGTTTAGGATGCAGCAAGCCTTTTTCATGACCAACGCTCCTGCTGACTGTAGCAGGGTGTTGAGAGCAGCGTGTTCCGACCTGATCCAGAGCTTCCGTCCATCCAGACCCAGCAAATACCCACGCTTAGCTGCTTTTTCGACAGCATCCTTGAGGTACTTGAGGGCTGGTGTCTTCTTGAGGAAGTTGGCTCTGAGCTTGGATCCCTCCTCCTGTCCTTTCCCTACGATGGTTCCGATCTTTGCGTCACCAGCTCCGTAGAGGAATGCGTAGATGAAGGTCTTTGCTTGGTCACGAGTCTGTAGTCCAGCTGCCTTCTGGTTGGCAGTGTGAATGTCACCTTCCAGTAGTTCCTTGGCATAGGCTCCGTCATCCCACTTGCCCATGAAATGAGCTAGGCAGCGAAGCTCAAGCCCAGAGGCATCAGCTCCCACCAGCCTGTACCCTTGCTGCACGGTGAACAGCTCTCTGCACTCCTTGCCATAGGGAGCCCTGACCGCAGGAACCTGAGCCATGTTTGGGTTGCTGTGAGTGCAGCGTCCGGTCACGGCTCCGTTGGTGTTTACTCTTCCGTGGATGCGTCCTGACTTTTCCAGCTTAACCCATGCCTCCTTACCCTCAGCAAGCTGACCTAGCCGCTTCTGGATCATGAGGTACTCGCATAGGGGAGCAGCCTCAGGGTATGGCATCGCTTTAAGTACCGATTCATCAATCTTGGGTTTGCCGTCTGGGGTGAAATCAACAGGCTTCCAGCTGTATTTTTTGATGAAACGATTGGCGATCTGATCACGGGAACCACAGTTGAATGGGATCTCCTTGGTCTTGTTACCTCCAGTTTGAATTAGCTCCAAACAGGACTTGATGGTCTTCCCATAATGCTTGGCATAGTGGCGAGCGTGTTCTGCTGCCTTAGCTTTTGTGTCATAGGTCTCTCCCATGAAAACAAACTTGGTAGACTTCATCTCCACCTTCTCAGGCTCAAACACCCTCTGAAGCTCCTGCTCCAGCTCCACCCTACGTTTGGCGAGAGTTGCATAGAGAGTACGTGCCTTCTCCACATCGAAGAGGACACCTTTCTTCTCCTGCTTGGACATGATGAGAGCGAACTCCTGCTCAAGATCCAGAGCGTCCGGAGAGTACTTCTCCTTCAGGAACATCTCATAGAGCTTACGGGTAACCACCACATCGTTCTCGCAGTAGCTCTCCATCTCACGGCTCCATGTCGAGAAGTCGTTGTTCTTCTTGTAGTCCCCCTTCTTGCAACCAAGACGGTGACCCCAAGACTCTAAACTGTGCCTTCCAATTAGCTGCTTGGGGAAATCAGTCTTGAGCCTCTGGAAGTCCCTCTCCTTCATGTCCGGATAGACCAGACGAGAGAGGATCAGAGTATCAATGCTGTTCGCTGGGCTTTTAAAAAACGGGTATAGTTTTTTTAACACGATGAGATCAAACCCAAGGATATTATGTCCAATTAACTCTGTTCCTTCCATCAGGTAACGAACACCAGCTTCGATGTCCCCCTCCTTCTGACTGCTCCATGTCCTAGCCTCGCCAGTGATGAGGTCATAGGTGCAGATGCAGTGGATCTTAGTGGTTTCCTCGATGAGCCCGTCAGACTCCAGATCAAAGATTATTTTACTCATTGTAGAAAGGGAAGTTGAGTTGCTCGTCACGGGAGTCGAACTCCCTCATGCTTTGCTTTTGCTTTCGGTATGCTCTGATTATCCGCTTGTCCTTGTTCTTGGACGGGAAGTCTTTTGCAAACGAAAACTCAAACTGCTTCTGCTTACGGTTTGCTTTATCTTTCATGGTGGTTTGGTGGTTAAGTATTAAAAGTCAGGCTCCTCAGTGTCGTTCTCTTCCTCAGGGAGGAATGTGGTTTCCCTTAGCCTTCCTTCCTCCGGTGAGTAGAGGAGGGTGGAGGCTAAGCCTGTTTCTCCACTGAAGCGGTTCTTCAAGACTCTGACCCTGCAATGGTTTTTGTTCTCGTTGTCCTGTTGGTTTCGCTCCAGCCCCAGAACCATGTCTGAGAGTTGAGCAATACCAGCGGAGCCCCGCAGCTGACTGAGAGAAGTACTCGCCCCCTCTTCATGCCCTCTTCCATCAGGACGCTTGAGGTGAGAAACAAGGATAAGTCCGATCTTCAGCTCTTCAACCAGCGACCGGAGCTTGGTCATCACAGAGTCTATAAGCCTCCTCTCATCCCCGTCTCCAAAGGCAGATACAACGATGGAAAGGTGATCGAGAAAGATCCAGTTAGCTCCACACCCACGAGCCATGTACCGGATCCTGTTGAGGAGGTTTTCTGAATCCATTGATCCGAAATGGTCATATGTGAAAAACTTTCCTCCGTTTATAACCTCGTCGAAGGCTTGCTTCAGCTCCGTCTCAGACACCGATTTCATGTCCAGATGCAAAGGCTTGTTCATGTGAATTCCTAGCATCCCTAGAACTGTCCTCCTGACACTCTCCTCCAGAGCGATGTACCCTACCGTCTGTCCGGATTGGACGAGCCAGTGAGCAATCTCTCTACAGAATTGTGACTTACCAATACCGGATCCAGCAGTGACTGTGATTAGCTCTCCCCTCCGAAGACCATGAGTCATGTCGTTGAGCCCGATGAAGGGGTAGGGGATAGCCTCCACATGCTCACAGTTAACAAGGGAATCCCACATCTCCTCTGCCCCGACGATCCCATCAGGACGGAATGACTTAGCCTTCCATATGGCATCGATCACTTCAGTACCCCGTTGGGCCACGAGCATCTCGTTAGCATCCTTGAGTGGGAGTGTAGCAATCTTTGCTTTCGTAGGGCTTAGCAGGGAAGCGCAATCCTTAGCTGCCTTAATCCCGACAGCGTCATTGTCGAACATGAATATTACAGATTCAAACCGCTCTAGGTACTCGATGTTCTTGCCAATAGCCTTGGAAGCCCCCTGAGCCCCGTTGGGGACGGAGACCACGGGCCACTTGTGGGCTTGGAGCTGAGACACTGAGAGGGCATCAATCTCGCCTTCAGTGACAATGAGCATCTTCCCCCCATCCTTCCAGAGGTGCATGCCGTAGAGGCCCATCTTGGAGGACTCCCCCTTGATGACAAATTCCTTATTAGGGAACCTTAGCTTCTGAGCGATGACCTCGCCTTGCATGTTACGATAGTTGGCTACCTGAACAGGCTGGTTGTTATATGTTCCAACTTTGTAGTCCCAAACCTTGCAGGACTCCTCAGTTAGGGCTCTCTTGGGAAGTGCTTTGACCTCCCCAGTTACTGGATCAGAGATGTCCATTTTATAGTAGGGTTTATTAGTTATTGTACCGTCTCCATGCTCGTACCTTCCACAGCCAAAACAATAGCCGTGACCGTCTGTGTAACGAGCGAGGTTGTCACGAGACCCGCAATCAGGGCAGGGCTCTTTCCTAAGACAATGGCTTGAGCCACTGGTGAGGGACTCTTCCTCCGTCAGAGTAAGCGAATCCATATTTTTTACACCAATCGGCGTACGTTGTTTTTGATGATTTGTGGATCTTGTTCCTTGCCTGTTGGAAAACGAGACGAAGGTCGAGATCAGGGTGCTGTTCTTTTACAAGCAGGAGTTTTTTCCGGTCGGTCGCTCTGAAGTACCCTTTAACTTCAAGTACAATGCCATTACCAAGGTCAAAGTCAGGAGTGTAGCTGCGTAGCTCTTCAACCCTGTATTTGAGCTTAATGTTTTCATACTTGAAGGGGACTCCCGCTAGAGCCAGATGCTTTGACACATCCAGCTCCAGCTTGGAGCGGTAGCCTTGGATCTTAGAACTCCTCGCCACTGGTTACGTTCTCAGTGGGGGAGGTCTCACTTGCTTCGGAGAACACATCGTCTGGGAAGCTCTCACCTCCGGAAACGTAGCCTTCCTCCTCAGCGGAGAAGCCGTATGCATCAGCACTCATTGTGCGAGATGGAGATACAAGCTCAACAACCTGTACTGCTTTGAGCCTCAAGCTCACACCCATTCCGAGGGCAGGAGCGTACCAAGGGTAGATGTCAGCAGCACACCGTAGGATGCTGTTTGACCCGATAAGGTCGATGACAGGGTTTCCCTTGGTGTCGAAGAGAGCAATCTTCCTCTCAAAAATCTCTCCAGCCTTGGACTTGTAAGATGCTGCCTGAGCAAATTTCACTTCGACTTTCCCGCCTTCGGTTTCCTTCCACGGGAAGTCAGCCATCTTGAGCTTGTCCTTCTTGAGCAGAGCGCATTGCTCTTTGTACGCATCCCGAAGGACTGCTTTGACTTTGTCTATGAATGTAGTTCCATCCTCGCCACTGAGTACGACTTTGACGGAGTACTCCCCCTCAGGCTTAAACTTGGTGCTTGGAGCGTTGAGGAACGGATACGATGCCAGACCCTTGGGGCTGACGATACTGACCAGCTTTTTTTTGTTCATTTAAGTGTTTTGTTGGGGTCACCGATAAGCGTTGTGCTTACTGGTAACTACGACAAGAAGTAGTCAGAACGAAAAAGTTGGTCAACAGAAAATTTTCCGAGCAAAGGAATTTTATCTATTTCTTCTTGACTCGATTGTTCAACGAGCTGTTGACGAAAAGCCTCCAGTTGGTTTTCGGAGAATACATCTTGATACTTTCCTCTTACAACATCTCTCACCTCGCTGAGGCTTGCTGCATGGGAGAAGAAGCAATCGTGGACGATGCCGAAATGGATTGAGCGGCTTGTCAGCTCAGCTGCGACAAGGTGTGCGACTGAAGCGTCGAGCGAGTGGACGAAGTTTGGAGCAATTGTTCGTGTGGCTGCACGGGTGTCCAGCTCAGGCTGCTCATGGAGTACTCGTCTGTAGTCGAAACGATCTCCGAGAGCCGTCCTGATCTCCACCTCCTTGTACTTCCGGTAGTCGTTGTTGACCCAGAATCCACTTGGTGTCTTCCACCGGATTGGACGCTCTGCCACCGAGAAAGGCTTGGACACAGCCTTCAGCCAGTCCATGCAGACACGGGCTTGCCCAAGGTACGGCTCCATTGCGGTGAGGAGGTGAGGGGTGAGCCACTTGGACATCTCTCTCCGCTCACTCATGGGGAGAATCTTTTGAGCGTCAGGGTGGGAGAAAAGCTCACGGGCTAGAGCAGTATCAATGTGTTTCGTAATGCCATATTGAGTGACACCGTATGGGATGGTCATCACGGGTGTCTTCACAAGCTTCCTGCTCATCAGTCCGGTGCTGAGCATCTGGTGGGCTCTTGGGTCGTCTAGCTGCTGGAGCTTGGAGATGAGAGCATCAGCCACTATCTGGTAGAGATCGTTGGGGGAGGAGGTGCAGGAGACGTTGGTTCTTTCGCAGCCCTCTGGG